ACAAGGAAATAGTTCTGTCTCTAATTCAAAAATATTTCTAGAAGTTTTCTTTTCATTGTCTTCAGGTTTTATGTATAATACTTCGTCAATTTTTTTATCAAAAAGTTTCCACAATTTTAAAGTTAAATTAACGTCTTGTTTAGCATAATCTTTTACAATAGATGCAGGTAACTTATGCATATTACTCATCGGATCTTTGATTGTTCCTTTAGACCAAGCAAGAACTTTTTCTTGTAAATCATATCCTCCTTTTCTTTCTTTTAAAAAATCTTTGGATAAAGAATCTAAAGAGTATTGAAATCTGTTTTCATCGATTACAGATGCCGCAATCATTGTATCTACAATACGACCTTTCATTTTTTTACCTGTAATAGATCTAATCCAACATACATCATACATTGCATTATGAAATACTTTTGTTATCTTTTCATTTTGAAATAATTTTTCATCTAAAGCTTCCCAAAATTTTATTTTTTTATCTAAAGACATATCTATATCTGAGTGACTAATATTAAAATACACAGTTTCTTTTCCAGTAGCAATTGCAACTCCACACACAAAACCATCTCCTCTTAAAGCACCCGAACCTTTTGTTTTTAAATTAGGATCGTAAGTTTCTAAGTCTACTGCAACTGTATCTATACCATTTAAATCTAAATCTTCTGGTGTCTTACACATTATAATCCCTCTCTAATATCATTTCTAAATAGTGTATTGCTTTCTTAATATCCTCTTCTTTTCCTTTCATAGAATGCCTACAAATATACTTTATAGCGTTGCCTTCTGCAAATAAAAATTTATTTTCATTTATAAACTCTGCAGGTTGTATGCTAAATTGTTTGTAGTGATTCCCGCCGTGTTGCTTGTCTAGTGATTTATAACCCATTCCTTTAAATATAGATTTATCCGTCATGTTTTTTCCTTAGTGTTGTAAGTAATTATAATTAAAATTGTCATGTTTTTTTCCTAATGTGTATCTATCTTGTGATGCTACGGTCCAACAATCTACCCTACCTCTACTGTATGCTACATATTTTAATCTTAGTTGAGTAAAGTAGTCTTCTCGTCTAGTACAAGTTTCATCGACTATTACATTGTCGTAAGTTTGTCCTTTTACTTTATGTATGTTTCCATAATAAACTCTTGTTTCCCCTTCTGTATCTACTCCATCTCTTATTAAATTATTTATGTACATAATTTTTTCTTCATTTGTTTTTGATTTAATTCTTGTGTGATAAAAGTCAGTAAAATCAAGGCTTTCTGGACGTAAATATTTTTTTTCTATTAGCTCATGAATAGAATAATCTTTATTTATCCAATCTTCAAAAGTCGCTTCTCCTTTTCCCCTTACAATAACTTGTTGACCCATGTAATTCCAAAATTCTTTTATTTGTTTTAAAGGAACTTGTTTTCCATTTACAAATTCTGGCCATGTTTTATGACATCTTATTTCTTTTTTAGAAACATAAGGGTCGCTACCTACATGACAAAACTCTATTCCATGATAGTGTAAAAAAGATCTTGCCCATTTTCCAGAAGGTACTCCTCTGTAAGTAAATAAAAAAGTTTCTTTAGTATTTTTTATTTTATCTAATAAAGTTTCCATAGCCGAACAATCTGTAGTAAGACTTGGTAAATAGTAATGTGTTCCAACAATATTTTTTGCAGGTTTCCAAACTCTTTCATATCCATAATGGTCCCATATAGGTTTTATTATTTCTTTACATAATGTATTTATTGTTTCTCCGCATCTTAAACCTTGTTCTAATTGTTCTGCATCTTTAGAAAGTTTATGAAAATAATCTGCATTAGCACCAGCAAATTCAAATATAGTCTGATCCGCATCTCCTACCATGTAATATTCTTTTACATTTGTAGACATTTTTTTTAAAGCTTTTAACTGAGGTATGTTACTGTCTTGAGCCTCATCCACTATTAAAACATCTATGTCTGGAACAACTGCGTGATCTATAAAATCTTTTATCATGTCATTATAATCACACACTTGATTAACTTTTTTATAATTATCATAGACTTCTTTCATTTCATAAATCATTCTAAAATTATTATAAGGGTAATAATTAGAACTGGTTTCTTTTAAAGAGTTCCAATGCTCTTTTATTGTTCTTCCTTGTCCAAAAGAATCACCAAGAAATTTAAAAAATTTATGTTTGTCATTATCAAATTCTGATTGAGTCACTCTTTGTGTTTTAAAACCACTATTTTCTACACACAGATTAAGATAATCTGCATAAGTTATTAATTCTTTTTTTAATAGTTTACTTCTACAAAAGGCATGTATCGTACATATTTTATATTTAAAAAATTTTTTTCTTAAACCTCTTTCTTTCATTTCTGGTAAATCTAAAATAGCATCTTTTAATTCATCTGCAGCTACATTTGTGTGAGATAACATAATTATTTTTTCTGGTTCATATTTTTTTAATAACTCTTTATATTTATCTATTAAAAATAAATGAGTTTTTCCTGTACCTGGAGGACCAGATACAAATTTAGGTTGTTTCATGTGTTATTGTCCTTTCCTCTATTTCTTGTGCCTCTCCTTCTATAATCAAATGATCCTTGTTTATATTATAGTTATCTATTTTATAAGAAGTGCAAGACTGTTCTTTGTATTTGCCTCTGTATCTTTTAGCTCTTAAAATGCGTTTGCATTTTAAAACAAGATCTACTCTTGCTAAAGTTATTCTTTTTTCAGCTAAAAACTCGTCAAATTTATTTAAATTAAATTCCAAACTATTATTTTTCATATTAAAATAAGGCATATTAAAATCTGCTAATTCTTTTTTATCTGTATAAGCTTTATACTTATCAATAAAAGACTCAAACCATCCTATAAATCTTACATCTTCACTAGACTCAGGATCATAATCTTGTGATTTTGTTCTGGCTTGAAATTTTGCCATCATCATTTTATCAAAATCAAGTTCTTTCATAAAAGGTAAATAGACAGCTGCTTGTTTCATTACTTCATCATAAAAAACTTTCTTTTTCATCAACTGTGGACCCTCAATAGTTATGTCTTTCTCTATTTTCTTTCCGTCTTCTATCGAATAAATTTTTACAAAATATCTATCGCTACCATATTCTACTATGTCACCTATGTGTTCTTGTATCTCTTCATTATTGTTTTTAACACCAATCCAACTAAATAATTTTGCAACATCTTTTTTATCTACATTTAAAACTTCTGCTAATTTTGGAATACCATAAAGCTTATCTGCTTTTTTTCCTGTTGTACCTTTTTGTTTACGCTCGTCTGGTTCGGTATCGTTTGCTTCAATAGCAATGTTATAAACAAAACTATCTATTTGTTCTGTTGTCCAGTCTGTGTTTTTAATTAAAACTCCAGCTATTGCTGTGCAATAGATATCTCTAGAACCTGCAGGAGGATATATGATTGTAAGAGCAGTTGACAAAGCAATCTTACTAACATCCACAACTACGTTACCGCTGTATTCGTGTATTTCATTATAGTTAGACCACTCTACTGTTTCACCATTGTCATCATAAGGAGATTCTGGAACGATAGTATATCTTTCTTTACCACTTCTTAGTTCGCAAAGAGTTGCGCCATGTGGAAACTTTTTAAAATTTTTTTCAAAACTTTTCGGTAATATGTATTGTATAAATTCACAAGACCCTTTCCAAAGATAGTGACTATTAGGGTTATTTCTTCTTCCATAAATTGCTCCACAATCTTTTAAATAATGTGTTATAAATCTTCTGACTACAGGATTGTCTATATCTAAATCAATATGACTATCTAACCTTAATGCTATTTGTGCTTTTGAATAATTATTTTTCCATTCTTCTTTTGTTAAACTAAAATCATCTTTTTTCCAACTGACCCTAGCTTTCTTTTGATCAGTGGGTATTATCACGTGACCAAGATCAAGCCAATCTTCATAATTAATAGGAATTTTATTTATCTTTTCATTCATAAATTAAAAGTGGGCGTTTCCACTCTCGCTTAGACGCCCACTACCTAGGATACTATAAATTTAAAGATTTTTTAGTTTGTTCTTGAGCTTCAGGTTTTGCTTCAATCTCACCTTTACCCACTGATTCTGCAAAAGATTTAGCCATATCATATACAGCTTTGTCTGTTACAGGACCAACTTTAGATACATCCCAACCAAACCATGTTCCTTTGTCATTAGACATCTGAACGGTAGATAATTGATAAATGTGGCTATAAGTAGGCGGTGTGAATAAACCGTT